ATTTCTCATATTGCAGTTACGCAGACGATCATTTATATATAATCATTTATGTCAAAGTCTCCATCATTTCCATACTCATACTCCGCATCGGCTAAATCGATCTGAATCATCTGTTCCAAAGTTAGCTCGGGATCATGCTCCACGTTCAACATGGCCCCCATCGCAGTCATCAGATTGCCCGATGTTTGGTCAGAATAAAGATCGTAGTCAAGATTGATGCTGCCAGCTCTAGCACCTGCTGTATTAACAGACGCATCGATACTAAACATTGACATCATTCCTTTCAACATTTCTTCATTCATGAAAAACTCGGGTTTTGATATCTGATCCTCCTCAACAGATTCAAACTCTTCCCTGATCATTACCCCCCTATAAATCTTCAAATCTTCACCCCAGTTGTATGGAGGACACTTGAATTTGGATATGTTATTTGCAATGCATCTAAATTGGAAAGTATTTAGTGCCATTTTCTTCTCACCTGTGTGCCCCCTTCCAAAGTGCCTCCTCATCACTGAATATGCCAACTGAAGATATGAAGAGGGCTGATTGAACCTTGAACACAACAGAACATTGATCATGTATTGAATAGCATCAAAGTTTTCAGGAACTTGATAAACCTCAGCGGTTATAAGACCCATTAGTTCTCTCATTCTTATCATAATCAATGGGAACTTTTGTTCCTTTTGTATCAGATTATTCGAATAGAGTTCCTTAATTGTATAAGCCATTTTCTTCCATTCATCTGGCTTCGCTGCTCTTTTGATCGTCTTGCCTTTTAGAATCACCTCTCCGAAATCACTTTCTTCAAACGTCAATTCATTTAGAGACTTACCAGATGCGTCTTCATAGGTTGACAAATACTCAACATTCTCGATGAAATAAGAGAGCGATTGAATAATCCCTGTGAACTCGTTGATACTAGCCGTGACCCCACCATGATCGATGAGCTCGTTCATCTTGTGTTCCAGCATTTCTTGTGAACATATGAAGCTGATCTCGGTATGAACGTCAACTGCTTCATCAACATCAAATACTGAGTACTTCTTATGTGATAGAGATCGATTTACGAATAATTCATAAAGTCGACACGATGAGACACCTCTGACTTCACTCTCCCCGTGTGAAAACAAATCATCTTGGTTACCGATATACAAATAAACCTGATAATAAGTGTCTCGATTGTTTTGTCCCAAGACCAATCTGGTGTCGTGTCCCCTCAGAATTGAAAGATGTGCATTCGAGGGTGTATCTGTGATCCAATTCATTCTAAGACTGACTGTTTTATTGTTAGATAACAACCAACAAACAGTATCCCAAATATTGGCATCCTTGGACTTTATGAATGTTATATCTAAGTGGTAATGGTCATAAATCAAATACTTGACGAGAGTATTTGAATTATATATATTTATTGCTGGGTCATAGTGGATCTGATTGGCGCAGTTGAACAAGTCATACTCGTCACCTCTTGAAACTGAAAGATGATTCATCTTGAGTTCCATAAGTGCGAGATGACCATCACCCCTACCGGAGCAGGCGTCTAATATCTTTGTTCTATTGCCAATTAAGTTCTCCCGCAACAAAGTCTTGAAGAATGAGTACTGACAATGATAGGATTGCGAGCCTGTCTTGCTGTCATAGGCCTTCAAAGAGCAATGATTTTTGACAACATTCTCGTACCACTTGAGTGCCCCGTTCAATTGATAAGTATATCTCAGCTCGGAGGGATTAAACTTGATGCAATCTGACGGGAATTCAATTGGCTTGATATTTCGATTTAAAGTTAACATGACTCTTGGAATGTCAGTCATTGCCTCCATGTCAAGCTTACTCGCCTTGAATCTCCATTTCATAGAATCAGAAATTAGCTCATCTATCGCAGGGATTATATTTGCATCAATAAGCTTATCATTATATACTCGAACAAAATTGCAGAATGATCGATTTCTACTAATCCTCAACGCCACATTCGACCGAATCAACGTCAGAGCCCTCTTGAAGGAATGGAAAGTTGCCGCCTTATTAACCTTAATAATCAAGTTGCCGTCAAGGTCTTGTTCAACAGAATATGTCAGATAATCGTGGATGATCAGCAGTTTCAACACATTCCTGAACATTATATTCTGTTTACACATACTGTCCAAGAGCTTTATGTTGGACCCTATCATTTCTAATTTGTCCATTTGCATTTTATAGCGAGCTGTCAACCAAGTTCTCACAACCTGTTGGTGACTTCCTCGATATGCATAAATCTTTTCACTCTCCTTGTTGAAATATTCATCCATGATGGATTTTAATTTCGTAAGTGATAAAGCCTCACCATATTTTTCGGAGAACAATTGCGGGTCAACAAGATCAGTTAAACCAATCCAAATATCGCTAGGGATGGTTCTCAAATCGGGTGAATAAGTCTGGTTCATATATTTTTCAAGGTTCCTTTTGAACGTAAACAATGATTTCTCCAATTTGGACATTCCGGGAAGCTTGTCTAATAATCGTGCTAAGGAAAAATCAACTTGTGTTATATCGACACCCTTACTCAAGAAGTCTGAGACCAATTCGAATGATTCCGTCATCCTGTCATCCAAACCTACTATTGGCAACATAGGTTTGTGGGATTTGGCAACCCAACGTTTGCGGGAGTATGTTACAGAGATCCTTACGTCACAAGAGCTGTTTTCATAATTCTCACGAACAGAATACCCGAAGTCGGAGTAGTTACTTCCGTAATGTTTCCTCAATAGAGCGATAGTTATCAGACGATTTCTGAAGTAATCCTGATTGATATTACTGTCATTTCCTTTGGTCCAGGCAATGAAAGAAGGATTGACAGCGACATAGATTGATCCAGATTCATTGGGATAAATTCTTACATTCGATGAACTCTTAAATCCTTGATTGTCTGTCCGATGGAAAAGTTCACCACCGGAAGGGGTCATTACAAACTTGGCAATTTGCTCATATTTTAGTTTGCAATAATAATGAATAATATAATCACACAAACTAATGAGATTATGATCTTCACCATCTTTGATAATTTCGCCATACTGTTCAGATGCTGAAATCGCCCATTTAGTATAACGCACAGCCTCAAAGACACGATATTCAGCAGGAGTCTTGAAATGGAAGTCCATTTCATATTTCATTTGATATTTTGGTCTAACCTTACCTGATTGCGCAGCCTGAGTATAAACCTCCAGACCATTCCTTATAGTAGTAGTGGCGCCATAGTGAACAGTTACGTAATCACTCGGGTACTGCTCAATCAGCATACTATCATATGTCGGTTCTAAAATATCCTCGAAGACAACATCTGGGTAATTTCGTTTTTTTATCCGCATCAAATTTAACTCCGGGTTTTCTCCTATATGCTGCCCTTTAATTATTTTGCGATAAAATAGCTGATCATACGACGAGGTACTAGCAGTGAAGATGTCACGTATTAAATTCCTCATCTCCCACTCATGATTGATATACGATAAAATAGTCTGACTATGCTCCAACTTTTGAATGAAAGTCTCAATCATGTTAATGTGGGAAACATCAACATACTTTCTGGCTATCCGATAAAAGAATTTCTTTTTCATTAGAGTGACAATATCTGAATGGACAATTGAGCGATCCTTATAATATTCCATATAAAGTTTAATATCCTTGTTATTATAATCACCCTTGTTGCCCTGCAAATACTTGATGATGGAGTCTTTGATTATGTCTTTATAGGTCTTCATCGTTCTGTAAAGTGGGAACAAGTTGCTGACCAAGGATTCAACATTGTTTTCAGAGGATTCTGAATAGTAATTCGAATATATCCAATCAATTATGGTCCTATTCGAATCATTGTAATGTGAGTTCAACTTCATCAAATAAAGCACATTTTTGCTTTTGGAATCACTGTGTCCCGACAATGCGGATTGGATTAATGGCATCATTCCCAACCCACCTATATTGATGGGAGTATAGAGCCTCAAAAGCCAAATCAATCTCATTCTCCTTGAACTTAACAAATAATGCGTCGTCCACTTAAATGTGTCCATTTCATTATTCATCTTGTACTTGGTCGACTGAACTAGAAATTCGACCTTCTCAAATAACTGAGGATTACTTTCGCGACTGTGATATTGTCCTTCGAACCGTATTCTAACAGGGTCAGGGTTAAGATAATTGATATCCACGAAATAAACCTCGACACCAAAGTCCAAAGTATAAGAATTCCCACCCGAGTAATCCAGAAGAGTATATTCCTTGCCTTCATAAACCCAATTCTTATTCAAGAACCTCAATAATCTATCGTCGACTAGCTCCATCATTGGAGAATCAGATTTATCCTTTACCATTATACCAATTTGTTTGGATAAAGTGTGAAGGCCGATCATCGCGCTGTAAATGTGCTTGAAAACCAAACAAGAATAAATCTGAACACAGGATTCCAACGCCGATGTAATTGTAGCACCAATTGATTCCACTTCAAATTGTTCACTGTAGTACGTGTTTGAGGAGAACATTGTTGTGGTCAATAATCTCTTTATGACTGTGTGAGATGATACCCCATTGATATAGTGGTTCTTAAGCATTGTGACTCGGGTAGGACTGAGTTGAGTCTGCTTTATTTTCACCAATTGACCAAACTTCATATAGAATAACTGAGCATCCAAAAATACACTCAACATGTTTCCGAAGTTGGTATTGGGCATTCTAACTATTAAATCAATGTCATCTGAATACGTCATGATTGATTCAGTGTTAAGTGATTTCCGGTGGCAGAATAATCTCATAATAAGTGCAGATTGTAAACCCCAAAGTTGATTCATCCAGCCTTCAATTGCACCAGTTTGACCCACACTGGCATACATAGTGTGCTCTTGAGTATTTTCTTGTACAACCACGATATGCTCGAAAAGCTCAGCTACAACCCCATAATCCTCTTGACCATAAAGACCCATGATGAAAGACAACAATGAGGAGCAGTTTTCCTTCGTCATGGATTGGTTATGACCGCTAATATCAATCATGATTGAATAAACATCATCATCTCTCATGAGTTGGGCAGCGTTATACATAGTCTCCTTTCTTTCAGAATCCGAGAGTGTCATTATCTGATCTCGATAATATTTGACAGCCCTCTTGACTAGTTCCATTAGACGACTCAAGCCGATCTTTAAGTCAAATGAAGCAATTCCAAAGTATCTTCCTTCAGGCTTCTGCTCCTTCTCTTTCCCAACCAAACGAACAACAGAATCAAAATGATTTGATTTTGCTGCCTTGATGAATTCGCGGATTTGCTCCAACTTACTTGTGGTCATGAAGCGTCGTCCTTCTCCAAGAGTTTGACCAATCAACCTTTCCACCGTATCTTTAATATCAGTTACAGTTGAATCATCCCTCTTTAAATAAGCTATCAATTCTTTGACACTCGAGCGGGACAATGGGTCATAATTGTCCACTGTGCAAGCAGTATCTTTCAAGCTAGGTGTTACATCATCAAACTGACATCCGCTCAGACAATTATAAGGGGTTATATTATCCCAATCTGAGAGATTTGAGAAGAATTCGAATGCTTTATTCCCTCTTGCCATATACAATGAATTAAGAAGCTTGGTCGAATCGTTATCCTCTTTAAAAGCAGGTAATTCATTATTTTTCTTAGAATAACCCATCGTGAACTCTCGTTTGGCCAATTGAATAAGTTGAGCCATTTCGTTCTTATCAGTTTCATAACGTTTGGCCGTCCTATTATGATACTTATTCCAACCGGCTTGATAATCAATTTCTGATATAGCATAAAATTTGTGTACTGAAGAAGCTGACCCAAGATTTCCTACTTTTATCTTCCTAATTGACATTATGAAACTTTCGAGAAATTCGGATCTCAAACGCCCAAAACCCAAAAGACGATACCAAATATTCTTGATATCTATCTGAAATACCTTCGACCATATGCTTAGAGCATCAATAAGACACATATGAGAGCACGGCTTATGAGATATCAGATCCATCATGTAAAGATTGATTGATTCCAAGCTTGAAATCAAAGATACCTTATCAGCGTAATCAATATCATTGGCATAAACGATACGAAGAATATACTTTAAGTAGTCATGCATGTCTTCAAACTCATCAAGGCTACAGATGAGTCTCATATTGAATTGAGTTTCCACAAGAGTGACCCAATAATTCAGAAGCTCCGAGTAACCGTAAACAACCTTTTTATCATACTCTAGGGCGAAGTATTTTCGATTTACCATGAACCTGAAATCGAAGCCATTAAATGAACAATTAACGTCGTAATTATTATGCGAATCAATACGACAAGAAGCATAAACATCTTTATCAAACGAGCCTTGAGCTCCAGTATGCTTCATATTGAACGCATATTCCATCATCATCTTAAGTCGGATGGTAGACATCAGATTCATAAGATTCATGGCGCGACTTAATGGCTTGTCGCATTTTAATTCCTTCTTTTTCACCCCATCTAGCAAAGCAGTGATAGCGATTTCCTCTTCAGACAGAATTCCAGACAATTTGACCTGATTAACATTGTATTCTGTCTCGACCGAGTGATCCTTGAGCTTGTCCATGAATTTGAGAAGACCTTCAACTCCAAATTCCTTATTCTTCTTGGTAGAGAAGTTATACAGCTTGTGCAGACAGAGATTGTCTTCGTCACTACCGTAGAAATAATAGTGCTCGTCACCTGCGATGAGCTTCTCCTTCAGTTGATTTGAGAACGTGTACAAGGGCTGATCAAGCTTCTGGGGAATGATGAGAGTGCGTTTGACCTTGATACGGAGATCAGGCTCATCGTGCTTGAAGACTGCTTTCACCGAATCGAGCGTGATCTCGGGAGTAATGGGCTGGGTCTCTGACTTACTGGTGTGCTCCAGAAGTTCCTCGTTTGAGTCGTAGAAGTTGCTCAACCACTCGCGATCGTTCACATGATACACAGACGCACGAATCGCTTGCTCAAAGGGGATATGGGGGTCCAGAAGTTCTTTGCCGATTTGGTTCATCTTTACGAGACAGACAGATTTCAATTCCT